TAATGAGCAGGGAAGTAAGGATGCTTGATACATTTAGGAGATTGTCTTGATATACTACCAACATTACCAGATCAAAGCATAGACTTAGTTCTTACCTCGCCACCATACGATAATTTAAGAAATTATAATAATTCTTCTGAATGGAACTTTAATATTTTTTCAAAAATTGCAATACAATTAAATAGAGTTTTAAAAGATGGTGGAGTAATTGTTTGGATTGTTAATGATGCTACAATTAAAGGTAGCGAAACAGGAACAAGTTTTAAACAAGCATTATATTTCAAAGATGAATGTAAATTAAATTTACATGATACAATGATTTATTACAAAAATTGTTATCCTTTTCCTTGTTCAAATAGATACTATCAAAATTTTGAATATATGTTTATTTTTTGTAAAAACAAAATTAAAACTACAAATTTAATAAAAGTACCAACAAAAAACCAAAGAAAAACATATTCTACAAACAGATTACCAAATGGTAAAACTGTTAAAACAAAATATGAAGTTGGTAAAAAAACTAGAACAGCAGATAATATTTGGAAGTATGAAGTAGGTTATCAAAAATCTACAACAGACAAAATTGCATATAAACACCCTGCAATTTTTCCAGAAAAATTAGCACACGATCATATTGTTTCGTGGTCAAATAAAAAAGATGTAGTTTTGGATTGTTTTGTTGGTAGTGGCACAACAGCCAAGATGTGTAAAATATTAGATAGAAAATTTATAGGAATAGAAAAAGATAAAACATATTTTGAAATTGCAGAAAAAAGATTGGCAAATACAATATGAAAATTGTTATACCATATAAGCCAAGAGAACATCAAAAGGAAGTTCACAATAAGTTAAAAAGATTTAATGTGCTTTGCTGCCATAGGAGATGGGGAAAGACCACACTTTGTTGTAATGAAATGCTAAAGAGGGCAATGCAGAATCCTCTGCTAAAACCTCGTTATTATTTTATTAGTCCAACTTATTCGACAAGTAAAAGAAATTGTTGGGATTTACTTAAAACCTATACAGAGGTTATTCCAAATGTTCAGTATCACGAAACTGAATTGCGATGTGATTTACCCAATGGAGCTAGAATACAGCTTCTAGGATGTGAGAGACCAGATTCTCTTCGTGGATTATATATGGATGGAGTTATTTTAGATGAGGTTGCACAAATGCCACCTCGATTATGGACTGAAATTATTCGACCTGCTTTAGTTGATAGATACGAAGAAGGAAAAAAACATAATTTCGTTAATGGTTGGATGGTTGCCATTGGCACTCCTCAAGGACATAACGCATTCTTTGATTTATACGATTATGCTAATCATCAAGAAGATTGGTATGCTGAAACTTTTAAAGCAAGTGAAACAGGGATTATTTCTGAGCTTGAATTGAATGAAGCCAAACAAATGATGCCAGATGAAGTCTATGAGGCAGAATTTGAATGCTCATTTGATTCAGCAGCTATTGGCTCTATTTACGCAAAAGGTTTAACCAAAGCTGATGAAGAAGGAAGAATAACTAAGATTCCTTATCAGACTGATATTAAAGTAAATACTTTTTGGGATTTAGGGATGCAAGATAAAACTGCGATTTGGTTTGTTCAAATCAAAGGATCAGCATTTCACATTATCGACTACTATGAGAATAGTGGCGAGAGTTTAGAATTTTACGCATCTGTTTTAGATGAAAAAAAATATTTATACGATACGCATTACCTCCCACACGATGCAAATGTGAGAGAATTGGGAACAGGTGTGAGTCGTGTTGAAACTGCACAAAGTTTAGGTATGCGAACTTCCATTGTTCCCAAGCTCTCCATTGACGATGGTATCAACGCAGTTCGGATGTTGTTATCTCGCTGTTGGTTTGACCACGAAAAATGCAAAGATGGACTCGATGCCTTACGACAATATCGTTGGGCAGTATCCGATAAGGGAGAAGTAAAAAATAGACCAGAGCATTCCTGGTGTAGCCATGCAGCCGATGCTTTTAGGTATTTCGCTGTGGGCAATAACCAGTCTAGCGAATGGACAACAAAAATTGAATATAAAAATATAGGAATAGTTTAAAATACATGGCACGATTAACAAAAACAAAATTACTAGCTTTAATCTCACAGGAGATTCAAAACTCTTTAGGATTTTATTCTAGTGATTTAGCAACACAACGAAAAAATGCTCTCAAGTATTATTTGGGAGAGCCACTCGGCAATGAAGTTGAAGGCAGAAGTAGTGTTGTATCACAAGACATATTAGAGGTAGTGGAATCAATACTCCCAAGTCTAATGCGTATGTTCACGCAATCAGATAAGGTGGTAAATTTTGAGCCAACACATCCTGAAGATGTGCCATACGCAGAACAAATAACTGATTACTGTAATTTTATATTTAATCACGATAACGATGGATTTGGTATTCTCCAATCCATGTTCAAGACTGCTCTCTTGCAAAAAAATGGATTTTGCAAAGTCTATTGGAAAACATCCAAAGAGCAGAAAAAAGAGAGATATAAAAATTTAGATGAAACACAATATCAAGCTCTACTCATTGATGATGAAGTAGAAGTTATTGATGTAAAAGAAAATGTCGATGAACAAGCTGAAGCTCTTATTGAGCCAGGAATGGAAGGAATGGCTGAACAAGTTATTACCTCCTATGATGTTGAAGTTAGACGAGTAAAAGAATATGGAAGAGTGGCAATTGATCCTGTTCCACCAGAAGAAATATTAGTTTCTCCTAGAGCTAAAACTTTACAAGATTGTGATTTCATTGCACATAGAGTTACAAAAACTGTATCGGAACTTATCAATATGGGTTTTGATAAAAAAGATGTTGAATCCCTGCCAAGTGCTGAGATGGAAGTCTTTAACACAGAAGCAATGATAAGACGAAATTATGATGATTCAACAACTGAATTAAATGTAAGCAACATTGATCCTTCAATGCGAGTTGTTATGATAACCGAGTGTTATATGAGAGCTGACATTGATGGCGATGGCATAGCCGAGTTACGCAAAATTGTGGTGGGTGGAAGTGGAAATAACTCCTATGTTATTTTAGAGAACGAAGAAATATCTGTTTTACCATTTGCGATGTGTGTGGCAATACCAATGCCATTCAGATTTTTTGGTTTATCCATGTATGATCTGTTAGCTGATGTGCAATTAATGAGTACAAGTATTATGAGACAGACTCTCGATAATATGTATATGCAAAATTCAGCCAGAACAGTTGTCGTAGATGGTCAAGCAAATTTAGATGATTTATTAACAACAAGACCTGGCAGCATCGTTAGAGTAAAATCGCCTAATGCTGTTACTCCTCTGCAAACTCCAAACTTCTTAAATGAAGGTTTGTCGATGTTAAAGAAAATTGATGAGGTAAAAGAAAAACGATCTGGTGTTCCCAATCAACTAATGGGATTAAATCCAGATACAATTAATAAAAGTCATACAACTGCACAATCAGTTAATCAAATGATGCAAAGCTCAACACAACGCATTGAGTTAATTGCAAGAAGTTTTGCTGAAGGTGTAAAAGAAATATTTAAAAATGTTTTATCGGTGGTGTGTGAATACCAAGATAGAGAAAGAATTATAAGATTAAGAGGAAAATTTGTCAGCATTGATCCTAGAGAATGGGTTAATCGTTATGATTGCACAGTTCAAGTAGGACTTGGCACAGGAAATCAAGACCAAAGACTAGAAGTTTTAGGAAAAGTTTTAGGTGTGCAAGAAAAATTGCTACAAGCAGGAGACATGGGATTAGTAACTCCACAAAATATATTCAATACATTAGAAAGTTATTTACAAAATAGTGGATATAAGGATGCGAGTCAATTCTTTGTCAATCCTGCAACTGTTCCTCCCAAGCCACCAAAAGAGCCACAAGTTGATCCTGCTATTCAATTAGCACAACAAGATTTACAAATGCGACAACAAAAAGCTCAAGCTGATATAGAACTCAAAGCTCAAAAACAAAAAGCTGATGAAGTTTTTAAAGCAGGTAAATTAGATTTAGACCAACAAAAACTGGCAACCGATATTATTAATAAAGAAAAAGGCAATCAAATGGAAAAAGAAAAACTAGCATCAAAAATTATTGATAGTGCGATGATAAGTGAGAGTTACCGATAATGGCAACTTTTACTCCTTTCATGCAAAGTTCTGAAGCACAAAACATTATCAGTAATTATCTTGGTGGTAATTATGCTGCATCGCCTAATGTAAATACAGCAGGTGTATATCGCAATCCCATATTTGATTTACGAACTGAACAAGAAACAGCAGGAACATTAGATCCTTCAGCTTTATATCCAAATCCACAAATGGATTTTAGTGTTCAAGAAGATGTAACTGTTGATCCTTGTCCTCCTGGTTATCAATTAATTGATGGTGTATGTCAGCCAATAGAAACTTTTGGTCAATCTTCTTATGATCCATCTGGTCGCACTGACAATGATCCTGAAGAAAGACCTTATATGTCTATTGAAGATATGGAAAACGCATCTGATGAAGAATTACTTGATTATTTAAAAAGTGGTTTTTTAAAAAATAGTCTTTTAGGTTATTTGCCAAGCAAAGGAACAGAAGTAACTTTAGGTATGGGTAAATTACCACCATTATTTCAATTAGCATTTGGTGGAGAAAATGAAATGCGTAAAAATTTTATTTTAAGTGAATTAATGAAACGAGGTTATTTCACAGGTAATTTTGATGATAAAAACAATCCTATATTTGATATTGGAAATAAAAATGTAAACACAAATGTTGGTGGTATAGAAAGTCAGTTACCTGCTAATGTTGCAGGAGAGGCAGTAACCGATGTGTTTGGAGACACTTATCAGCAAGTATCAAATGATAATCAAGGCAATATAGGTTACACATTTACTCCACAAAATCCTTCCCCATCTGTTTCACAACAAACTCAAGGTGGAGTTGATTATGGATTAGGTAGAGGAACAAGTGGAAATTCTTTTACTGGAAGTTTTAATCCTTATATAAATCCAGAAGATGATTACGATGATGAAAGTTCTGGAATTTAATGGATTTAGAAAAAGAAAAACAACGAGGTTTAAGAGCTAAAGCAATACTCGAAGATGAGTTATTTGTAGAAGCTATTAATACCATAAAAACAAGTTTATATCAGGAGTGGAATAACACTCCTATACGAGATTCCGAAGGGCGAGAAAAAATATTCTTGATGACAAGAATGTTTGATAGTCTTTTGGTGCAACTGAAGTCTGTTTTAGAGACTGGAAAACTAGCAACTAAACAGACCGATAAAAAATAAGGAGTTATAATGGCAGAGCAATCTGAAACACAAAAAGATTCTGCTGTTTCAAAACCAACCAATACTGAAGCTGAAACAGCACAGGCAATCGCTACCCTTTTAGACAATAAAGAGACTGCAAGGAACGATGAGCCAAAAACATCAAAATTGGAAGATAAGAACAGCGATCTTGAAAAAGACACCAATGATCCTATCCTAGAAGATTTAGATGTCGATAACATAGTAGATAACGATGAAGCCAAATTAGAAAGCCAAGAGGAGCTTTATGATATTACTGTAAATGGTAATAAAATTAAAGTTACCCTTGATGAGCTTCTAAAGGGTTACTCTAGGGAATCTGACTATACACAGAAAACTCAAGATTTAGGTAATCAACGCAGAGATGTAGAATCAATGCGAGATAACTTGAAGAAAGAGTTGGATGCAGTCAAAAATTCTCGCACTCAATATGCTCAACAATTAGATACATTGTCAAAACAATTGAGTCAGGAAGATAACATTGATTGGGATACTCTCTACCGAGAAGATCCTGCCGAGTATGTAAAAAGAAAGGCAGATGCCGATAAACGCAAAGAAGCGATCCAACTTGCACAGCAAGAAAGAAATCGCATTAATGATGAAGAACGCAGAGAACAAGAAAAAGTCTATCAAGACTATCTTGAAAAAGAACGCAGAATTTTATCTGAAAAATTGCCAGTTTATAGCGATCCTAATAAACGAGAAGAATTTACAAGACGATTAACGAGCTTTGCCAAAGAGCAAGGTTACACCGATCAGGAAATTGCTATGATGGTAGACCATCGAGCAGTTTTAACTTTAGCTGATGCTTACAGGTATAACCAACTCAAGAAAACAAAGTTAGCAAATAAGAAAGTAAATAAAGCTCCAAAAGTTGTTACTTCCAATGCCTCAAATGTGAGAGATGAATCTGAAACGAAACAGCGAATTGATGCAAAAAAATCGCAACTCCGAAAAAGTGGAAAAATGCAAGACGCAGTAAACATTTTAGAGGAGATGTATTCTTAACATTTAACTAAAAAGGAGTAACAAGTAATGGCACAACCAACCAATACTTTCGATACTTATGATAGTGCAAATGCCATAAGAGAAGATTTAGCTGATGTTATCTATAAATAATATTGTAGCATTACAGTCTTAAAAAGCTGTAAATGAAAATTCGGTAAATTCGGTGGACATCCTTTAAGGACAATACCGAGCCAATCTATATAATTAAACTGATATAGCAGGTGTAACGACTAGAAGTTGATGAAAAAATAATACTTCCACGAAAACCGAACTCGAAAGAGATGATATAGTCTGAGCTGCATAGTAATATGCAGAAGTAATAATTAAAAAAATTACGATAAC